ATCGATTGACCTGTTTTGTAACGACTGGACAACCTTAAGACCTGTCGCGCGTGATGATATTGCTCCATTTGTCGTTGCTTCCTTTGATATTGAATGTAATAGTTCCACTGGTAAATTTCCTGATGCGAATGTTAGCGGTGACGCGTGTTTTCAGATAGCTGTTTCGCTCTGTACATTTGGTAACGATGAACCCTATGAAAAGGTTTGCTTCTGTTACAAGAAAACGGATGGACCCGACACCCGGAGTTTTGATACAGAGCGGGAAATGCTCGAAGCTTTTGGTCGCTACTTACATGAGAAGGACATTGACATTTTGACGGGTTGGAATATATTTGGTTTTGATCTCTCCTACATTTACAATCGAGCTATAATATGTGGTTGTGATAGCGCATTTTACCAAATGAGTAAAATTAAAAATTACACTTGTAAAATCTCAATCAAAAAGCTGAGTTCCAGTGCTTTGGGTGATAACATGTTGAAACTTCTTCCCATTCCTGGGCGTTTTGTGTTTGATATGTTCCACGAAGTAAAAAAAGGGTACAAGTTAGATTCTTACAGTCTCAACAACGTATCAAAGTTATATCTCGGTGACCAGAAAATTGATATGTCCCCAAAGGAGATGTTTGTGCGTTACAAGGAGGGGGACGCTAAAAAGTTGGGTGAAGTTGCAGAGTATTGTATCAAGGATACCTTACTTCCACACAAATTACTGAAGAAGATGTGTACGTTACTGAATCTTCTGGAGATGGCGAAGGCTACGTGGGTTCCTCTCTGCTTTCTCGTAGAAAGAGGGCAGCAGATAAAGGTCTTCAGTCAGCTTACAAAAAAGGCTCGTGAGCTGAATTTCAAGGTACCCACAATTAGGTACGGCGCTTTACCCGAAGAACCCTACGAGGGTGCGACGGTTCTCGACGCCCAGAAGGGTGCGTACTATACACCCATTACAGCTCTAGATTTTGAGGCTCTGTATCCATCTATCATGATGGCCCACAACCTTTGTTATTCTTCTTATGTCATGGACGAGAAGGAGTATGGAAACATTCCGGGTATCAACTACGAAACGTTTAAAATTGGTGATAAAACGTATAAGTTTGCACAAGATGTTCCAAGTCTTTTACCGAGTGTTTTATTGGAACTCAAACAGTTTCGTAAAAAGGCTAAGAAAGATATGGCTGCGGCGACGGGTTCTATGAAAGAGGTGTACAACGGTAAGCAGTTAGCATACAAGATCTCTATGAACTCTGTGTATGGTTTTACAGGGGCTGGTAAAGGTATTCTTCCATGTGTTCCGATTGCCTCTACGACGACGTGTAAGGGGCGAATGATGATCGAAGACACTAAAAACTACGTTGAGAAGAACTTCCCTGGTGCGAAGGTGAGGTACGGTGACACTGATTCAGTCATGGTTGAGTTTGACGTGGGTGATCGGAAAGGGGAGGAGGCTGTTAAATACAGTTGGGAAATTGGGGAACGTGCTGCGGAAGAATGTAGTGCCCTGTTCAAGAAGCCAAACAATTTGGAGTTGGAGAAGGTATATTGGCCGTACTTTCTATACTCTAAAAAGAGATACGCTGCCAAGTTGTGGACGAAGGGTAAGGATGATCAAATGCACATGGACTATATAGACATCAAGGGCCTCCAAGTTGTTCGTAGGGACAATACACCTCACGTGAGGGAGGTGTGTAAGGAGTTGTTGGATGTTGTTCTCACATCGAGTGACCCTGGTCCACCGACCGAGTTGGCCAAGGAAAGGGCTATTGAACTACTCTCAGGTGACGTTCCAAATGACAAGCTTGTGCTAAGTCAGAGTCTATCAGACTCTTACAAAGTCAATGGAAATTCGGTTTCGATAAATAGTTCGGACAGTGTAAATATAAACCAAGCACATGTTCAGGTTGTCGTGAAAATGCGGGAGAGAAAGCCCGGGTCGGAGCCCCAGTCTGGTGATCGGGTTCCCTACTTACTTACTAAGACTGGAGACCCGAAGGCTAAGGCATTTGAGAAGTCGGAGGATCCCAAATTTGTAGAGGAGAATGACATTCCGGTAGATTATCACTATTACTTTGAGAATAAGTTTCTAAACCCCGTATGTGATTTACTCGAACCCCTATTTGATAATGCAAAGAGGGAGATATTTGGTGAAATAATTGATCAACACAAGCCACCCAAGAAAAAGAGAGAACCCGCAATCAGTACCATGAAAAAAGACCAACTTATGGAGGAGTGTAGACGTATTGGTGTAGACGACACGGGTAAAGCATCGGAACTTCGAGATAGAATCCGAAGGGTCAGGTTAAAGAAGGATGAAAGTGTTGATGACCTATTTAAAAAATTCGAGCATTCTATTACAAAGGATGAGTTGGCAGGAACGTCTCAATACATTTGTTGAAGCTGAAATTCAGGAGCGTGTGAATCTAGCTATAAATGAAACTTTCACGATCATTTCAAAAAAACATGCCATCCCCATGGAAATTCTTTTGAGGGACGCACCACAATCATTTTCCATCACGACGTGTAAGGGTGCCAAGTCTAATGGACAACGATGTACATTCAACGGTCAATATAATGGGTACTGTAAACATCACGAGCATCAGGGTAAAAAAATACAACAGAGAAGCTTACCAAGTACAAATAAGCATACACATGGGCCCGAAATAATGTTCTCAAAAGAATGTCCAGAGTGTGTAAAATCTAAGGGGCTTATAGATTTGGATTCCATGTTATGTAATGAGTAAATCCGATATTCTGCTATCTTCAATAAACAATTTTTACAACGACGAAAAGAATAAAACTAAACTACTAAATATACTTGATAAAACGACGGGTATATCTTTAAGAAATCTAGAATGGTTTATTACAAACTATTCGAAAAAAAACAACATATCCTACACCACCAAGGATGGTAAATTTTTCACGGTACACTGTGCATACAAATCTAGCTTAGATGGGTACAGTAAGAAACTATTTGATCCATTTTGTAGATCTCAAAAGTTTGGGTACATCATACCAGGGACATCTCATGAAATTCAGACAACGTTGGCGCAGTTGAATTTCATCAAATGGTGTATCAAGAATAACATCATAGACTACATCAGTGATCATCGTATATCCCTATTTAATAAGCAATCGACATAAAACCATTTTCAAATACAAATGTTTGATATCCGGTATAGTACATGTGTAGCGCGTATGTTTTTGTAGCTACGTCTACCAGAGACCCCGAAGAGGTGTCAAGTTTGACTTCTATGGATGTCTTATCCGATTGTATTTGACTAAAGTCCAAGTTCCCCGATGGTTCCACATTTATCGGATTCATCGAGAAACTGTAGGTGTAAATATTTCTGTAAGGTCTTGCCAGTCTATGTTTGTACGGGATGAGGTACTTGAAATAATTGTGATTCGTTTTCGTGATATTTGGTAGCTTACTTCCATTGATGAAAAAGTTTGCACTTTCTAGAATGGGGTAGAAGAATGTCTGAGTCTCATCAAAATTGACATTGGATGAGAAATTAAAACGGTTTTGTGAGTAATATGTTTCACTGTTTGTTTCAACACCCTTCGGTTGACTATCATCTTCGAAATCCGTATTCCTCAAAAACCAGTGAATACATTTTACAGGAATATTGGGAACGAGATTATTATTGATAGTATCCGAATTAAAATCACTCACCACTGTCGGGTGTTTTCTTACCAAATCTGTAATCAACGTCTGCCTTTCACTGGCTAGATACTTTCGTTCTTCTGGACTTACCGTGATTTCTTCGGTTATTAAATTGAATGATGGTAACTGAAGATTGTCGGTCGTTTCAGTAAAAAACTCTTGTCGGTGGAACACAAATTCAAATTCAATCTTTTGCCGATATACGGCACACAAAGGGAAGTAGGGACGATTTGGTTTATTCGAAGAGTGTTCATCACTCGCATACTTTCTCGAAAAGAAAAAGTGTAGAGGTATAACCAACTCAGATTTATATTGGGATATACTGCTACTTTGGGTGGAATCATCATATCCGATACTTCTATTTACAAGAAATCTATTTGCTACCTTTTCAGACATCTCCAAGTATAATTCATCATATATAACCCCCCAGTCGTCATGAATTGTCTCAACTTCCAGGTCATCTACAAACATTGTGACACTCTTGAGAATGTGACGACCGAGTTGATCAGCGTAATTGCCATTTGTTAAACCAGGCATATTTATACGCAACCACATGTTACTCAAAAGGTCTCCCATATTGGTGGGATTAAATTGAACTTTTAAACTTTGAGCAAATGGCCACTTCGGGACTTGACCAGGATTTATAACATTGCGATTTCTGTGATACTTTCTAAATTCCGAATGTCTTTGTGGGGCTTTGTAATTAAAGAAAGACTCGTCTGGGTCGTTGGAAAGCAGGTGAGTGTCCTGTTTTCCAATAGCATTGAGGGAAATCTTAGCAGCTTCACCCATACTTACTATTGTTTATATATTTTTAATATCCATTTTCCACATTGTGAGGTGACTGGTTTTCATTATACGTTCCAATTCTTCGTTCGCTTCTTTAGACTCCTTGAGGAGGGAAGCCACAGACTCCTCGGTATACTGCACCGTCTTGATGTTGAGGAGGTAGTCGTAGTTTCCCTCAATTTTTGGGAATGTCTGGGACATCTCAGCCTCCAAGTCCTTCTTCTTTTTCTTGAACACCACGAGGTCCCCCTCTATGACCATAGAGACAAACTTGGCGCGGTGATCACACATAACAGCCCTCTTCTGTAACACATCTACAAGGTGTGCCTTTCGCTTCTTGTAGTGTTCCAAACGGAGTTCCACAAAGTCTCTGAGAATCTCTTCAGCATTCGCATACTTGTGGATACCCCTAGTTGGGTGGAAGAGGTGCATGTTCGATGTGTGGAATGTCTTCTTCATCTTGAGGTCCTTAACCAAGTCCTTCCCGGTGTAGCCGAAGATTTCGAAATCCACATCCTCCGTGGTACTGTTGTTCGTGTAGCTGTTGATCATCTTCTTTTCCACAAGTGTGTCTAGGTACTCCTTGTAGTCCTGGGTCCACCTCCCGGGTGGAAGCTCAGTGACTTTGAGTCTGGAACCAGTATCCCTGTAAATACCCTCTGTGATCCATAGACCGGCGTCATCCTTGTAGACCCGTCCCTTGAAACCCCTAAACCATGGTTTCATCTCGATGAGGTCTTCACCTTCCAAAGTTCTCTTGATGTTCTCCTTGATATCTTTGGGGTTGAATGGAGGTACGTAGCAACTGAAACCCGTACCGATACCCTCCGTTCCATTCACCAGAACCATAGGTAAGGTGGGCATGTAAAAGTCTGGTTCGATGGGGCGTCCATCATCGTCGAGGTAGTTGAGAACTGCATCATCCTTGGGATCGAAGAGTTTCCGGGCCTCCTTGGTCAACCTGGTGAAGATGTACCTCGTTTGAGATGCATCCTTCCCACCCATCAACCTGGTTCCGAACTGACCACAAGGTTCGAGAAGGTTGATGTTGTTGGAACCAGTGTAGTCGTTCGCCAACTTGACGATTGTATCTGCGAGGGAAACTTCGCCGTGGTGGTAGGCACTCTTTTCAGCCACATAGGCTGCCAACTGTGCCACTTTCATCTCATCCTTGAGGTTCTTCTGGAAACAGGAATACATAACCTTCCGCTGAGAGGGTTTGAGACCATCAGCCACGTGGGCGATTGATCGCTTTAGGTCTGCGAGACTGAAGTTCACCAGATCCTTGTGAACAAAGTCTGTGATGTCAAGTTGCTTCACATTTCCATAGGGAACCTCAAGTTCCGAAGCCTCCTTGGCTGTACTGTCTAGGAGCCAGGTCTTCCGTGAATCAGCCATCTTCTTGTCAAACGCAAGAACGATCGACGTGTCCGTCATGACATCCATGTCAAACTTGACTGTGAGATCCTGAATCTTCTTGAAGTATTCCCTCGCTTCCACAGATGTTGAGGTACCCAAACCCTTGTAGTACTTGATTTTCCACCCAGCCTTCCCAGAACCATACCAGTTTCGGAAAGCTGAATCAGTGTAAAAAGACATAGTCTCTGAACCCTTGGTTGCCTTGATGATTGGGGTCACCATAGAGACGACAAACCCCAATTTGAGGAGACTTG